TTCCTCCTATGACAAGGGCTGAATTTGCTCCCATTTATGCTTTTTCAGTCAAACAAAAAGGACAATATGAGACATTCACTTATGTTCCACCCACCATATCAACCACACGGGGAGACTCTGGTGAAACACCAGTAATTGATGGCACTGTTTCTGTTGGGTCAACATCTGCTTATGTGGATGGTTTGACAGTGTCCACATCCAATATATTGAGATCAGGTGATTTCATAAAATTCAGTGATCATGACAAAGTTTATATGGTCACAGCAGATATGAGCAGTGATGATAGCGGAGATGCAACACTGCAATTCCACCCATCAGCGGTACAGGCAATCATTAGTGATGCAACAGTTTCAGTTGCCAGTGTTCCTTTCAAAGTATCTTTTCAAGATGATGTCAGAGAATTTGGCACCAATTACAGCAACTTATATTCATATGAAATAGCATTGATTGAGGTGGTCTGATGGCTGATCGAGGTATGACAGCAGCAGTTTTGACTGAAATTGCTGAATCACAAAATAAGCCATTCCATTTAGTTGATATACAATTTACAACTGGCACAGTTTATTTCACAGATTCCAATCGTGATATTGATTGGAATTACAGAACATATACAGCAGCTGGTGATTTCTTGACCTTCAGTGACATCACTGAACAAAATGCAATGACTGTCGGTGAAATTGAAGTTCAATTATCAGGTGTTGATCGAGCGTATCTCTCAACGATATTGAATGAAACTTTCATGGATCGAATATTGATCATCAGAAAAGGTTTTTTAAATGATTCAAATGCAATCATTGTTAATCCAATCATCATCTATCAGGGCAGAATGGATCAACCAAACATTATTGAATCATCCAATGATTGTGTCATATCGGTGACTGTTGCAAATCAATTCGTGGATTTTATAAAAACCACTGGTAGATATACCAACACAGATTCACAAGCATTGTTTTTTCCAAATGATCGAGGCTTTCAGTACGCTCACCAAGTCATCAAAGAAATCAATTGGGGCAGAGTTGGAACATCAGGTGGCGGTGGCGGTGTTCCACCATCCATTCCACCGGGGCTTCCGGGTGGTCCCAGTATTGTCATACCAGATTACCCTATTCCTATAATACCAAGCTGGGTTGATGAGGTTTATGGCGGTGGTTTAGGGGTGATAGCTGGGGACACAGTTCTAGTTGTAAATCAATTCAATCATAATTTATCCACAGGTGACACAGCAACCATAGTCGATGCACTGGCGGTTGGCGAATTGCCAGAAAACAGCATCAACAAATCCCATACGGTCACAGTTGTCGATGCTCAAAAATTCACTGTGCCGATCACAGAAACCATAACAACAACTGTTAGTCATGGTGGCGGTAATGGATACACAATCAATGAGCAAATTCCAACAACGCCATTTATAAAAACCCAAACAACAGCAAATAATGAACACATTGTGACCATTACACAGCCGGGCAATCTTTTATCGGCTGGCAAAATGGTTGAGATACAGAATGCAGAAGCTGTCGGTGGCATTCCAGCTGATAATTTGAATACGATACATTACGTCAAATCTGTTTCTGATAATTCATTCGACATAGAAGTTAAGAAATTTGAAAAAGTCACAGCACCACCCATTAAGACTACATCAGGATCAACAACTGTTCAGGTTGAGATAGCGAACAACACAAAAAATGTTGGAGATACAGTGGTCATTGCTGGGGCGGTTGATACAGGTGGAATTGTGGCTGCCAATATCAATGGAACTCAAACAATCACAGCTGCAACTGAAAACACAGTCAGCTTTGTATCATCTGGAACTGCATCATCAACAACAAAAGGCGGTGGCAATTCAGTCACAATTGATGCAGCAACACCCGTCACCCCTCCTCTGGAAACCACTGCCAGTTCAACCACAGTGACACTGCATGAAGGCAATCATGGTCTTGCAGTGGGTGATACATTCACTTTATTCAATACCATGCCAGTGGCAAGTCTGGATCCTTCTGAACTCAATAAAGAACATACAGTGGTCAGTGTTCCAAATACTGACTCAGTGACATTTACAACAACAACAGCAGCTGCATCAACAAGCATTGGTGGTGGCTCTAATTCAGTTGTATTTTTACCAGTTAAAGCAACATCAGCTGAACTCGGTGGTGGTGAGTTATCTAAATTAGGGGTTCCAAGTGTCTTACAATGAAATAAAAATTCATCGTTTCGCTGAGAAGTATTTAGGCAAGCCATTTATTTGGGGTTTGTTTGATTGCAATACATTTGTGCTTGATTACATGGATCACATGTTGGGTACTGATTTATTAAAAGAAGCACTCGGAAAATACGACAACAAGCGATCAGCAATCAGATTTCAAAGAGATTATCCATTCATGTTGAAGGATGCTATGTATGAAAATGGTGCCGATGAAATTCACATCAACCGAGTCAGTATTGGAGACATATTGATTAAAGATTTGGGAATGTTCCAAGCTGCTCATTTGGTTTTGGGAAATCGAGTGATGAGTGCCGATGAAGAAAAGGGAGTGATCTCCATTCCATTGGCTCATCTCAATTTCGATTATGCATTGAGGGTCAGATAATGGCCGGATCAATAGCAGCAAGAATATTCACAGCAGTTGCTGGTTGGCTTGGTGGTGGAACCGTTGCCAAGATTGTGGCTGGCATTGTCACCACAGGGGCTGTCTTATCGGCTCAAAAGATACTTGGTAAAATCACAGCACCAAAAGTGAGCGATATGGGGCAAGAAGGCATTTCCATTCGAGCTAATGCACCATCCAACACTGCACCGATACCAGTTATTTATGGCAGAAGAAGGGTTGGTGGAACCAGAGTTTTTGTGCATAGCACAGGGGTTGATAATAAGTTCCTTCATCTGGTCTTTGCAATTTCTGAGGGTGAAGTTTCTCAATTGCATCAGGTTTATATTAATGACATGGCTCTGTATAACACTAATGGCAGTATAAATTCTCGGTTTAGAGGTGGTGATGATAACAGAGCCTATATCAAAGTTAATTTTCACAGTGGTGCTGATGATCAGGTTGCTGATTCTGATTTAGTTAATGCAACTTCTCTATGGAGTTCAAATTGCACATTATCGGGCATGTGTTATGCATACGTCAGACTCGAATACAACACAGAGATTTGGACTTCTGGATTGCCATTTATAAATTTTGATATTTCAGGAAAAAGAATCAGAGACATCAGAGATACTACAATTGAATCAGGGGGATTATTGAGATATTCAAATAACCCAGCACTATGCATTAGAGATTATTTAACCAATACCAGATATGGAAGGTCAATATTGACATCTGATATCGATGATACGAGCTTCATAACAGCTGCCAACTACTGTGATGAGACCGTAACAATCGAAGATGTTGATCAAATCAGATATGGCTGTAACGGAGTTGTAAACACAGATTCCACATCCATTGATAATCTAACCAAACTTTTAACTTCCTGTAGAGGTTTTCTAATATTTACAGGTGGGAAATACAAATTGATGCTGGATAAAATAGATTCAAGTACATTCGGTTTCACCACAGATAATATGATTGGAGATTTAAAGGTTTCAGTTGGTTCCAAATCAACAAGATGGAATCGATGCAAAGCATCTTTTTTTAACAGCGAAGAAGAATGGGCGAATGATTTTGCCATTGAAGATTCAGCATTTGCCAGAGATGCCGATGACAATGATTTGCTGTTAGAAGGCTCAATAGAGCTTCCGTTTACCAGTGACTACCGCACTGCAAGTATGATCGCTAGACAGGCTCTAAATCAATCCAGAGAAGGAATGGTTGTGCAATTCAAAGCCACAGTGGAATCATTGCAAGTCGAATGCGGAGATGTGGTAACAATCACTTCCGCTTCAATGGGATGGACAAGCAAAAAATTCAGAGTATTAGAAATATCGATGGATTATGTTGATGAGATTTCATTTACCGCCAAAGAATATAGTGATGATGTTTATTCTATGAATGACATCAGCTTACAAGTTCCAGCAGCAAATAATACTGATTTGCCTGATATGACTGCTATCAGAGCTGTCAGGAACCTTTCATCAGAAGAAACTATATTATTTGACGAGCCAACATTGACGAACCGAGTGACATTGAGTTGGGATGCACCTGAAGACATTTATATCAAAGAATATGTCATCAGCATGAGTCGAGCCAGCAGACCAATATTATATGGTGGGAGAGGCAAATTTCAAAAAAGACATGTTTCCAATCGAACAGAATCAACAGAATATATCTTTGATAACTTGCCGATTGGTATTCATTTCTTTTATGTCAGGGCTGTCAATCGTCTTGGCATTCAATCATATGATAAAGCCCTTGTGATTAAAGTAAGAGGCACTACAGTTTTGCCAGCAGTCAATCCACCAGCGATCACAAATGTCACTGAATCATTGTATGTTTCAACCACTGGTTCAGGTGTTAAGGCCAGAGCAAGACTGAATTTCACTGGCAGTTCTGGGAACACTGATTGGGAAGATTTGGGTGTTGGAATCGATGAATATGAAGTGCAGTTCAGATCAATCGGTACAGTGCCATTTAAATCACCGGGTGCAACATCAGGCAACTTCTTCGATTTCAATGATATCGCACCGGGAGACTATGAATTCAGAGTCAGAGCCAAAAATGATGCCAATGTTTATTCAATATGGGCTTCAACAATAGCTGAAATATCAGGGCTGACCGATCCACCAGCTGATGTCGATAATTTCTTTTTAAGAGCAGACTCTGAAGAAGCACATTTGCGATGGGATCTGGTCGATGACGTTGATGTGAACATCGGTGGTCATTATGAAATCAGGCATAGCAGTCTAACTTCCAGCGCTCTTTGGAGAGAATCAAGAATATTGGCAGAATATATCGCTGGGAATGAAAACGGATGCACGGTGCCATTGCTGGTTGGCACTTATTTAATCAAAGCAGTCGATTCAACAGGTCACAAATCAACCAATGCAACATTGGTCATAAACACTGTGTCACCAAATATGTTTGATAAATTCAACTTTCAAACAAACACCGAGGATTATGCAACAAGTGGATGGGCTGGTACAAAAACGAATTTGGTCATTGCCGATGACAATACCCTGAAATTGGAATCTGCAATTGATATCGATGATGTCACAGATTTACTCGATACTTGGGGTTTATTCGATTCTTTGGGTGAATTGGAGAAGTCAGGTACATATGAGTTTACAAATTACATTGATTATGGTCAGGTTGCGAATGTTGGACTGGTCAGCTCTGGTACATGGACATCAGCTGATATCTCAGGATATCTTGATAATCGTGTCGCTTATATGGACACATGGGAAGACTTTGATTCATTGAATCTCTATGATGATGCAAAATTAAAGATGTATTATGCTTCAACCAATGATGATCCAGCGGGAACTCCTAGTTGGTCAAGCTGGATTGAATTCACAAACAATTCTGTATATGGTCGAGCATTTAAATTCAAAACTGAAGTATCAACTCAGGATTCATCGCATCAAATTTATATCAGTGAACTTGCTGGAAAATTAGAAAGTTTCTTCAGGTTCAATCAAGATCGATTGACTTCAACTGCCTCTGCATATGCAGTGACTTTTGATAATGCATTCAAACAAACAACACCAGCTGTCGCAATAACAGCACAAGATATGGACACAGGTGATTATTACACAGTCGCCTCTGTTTCTAATACTGGATTTACAATTCACTTTTTTAACAGCTCAGATGCTTCAATTTCAAGGACTTTCGACTTTGTAGCTAGAGGATATTAATTAATTTAATGAGATTTACAACAACTTAAGGTAAAATTACAATTTAGAGGAAAAACAATGAGTCAAGTCGCAGATTATTCAATAGCAAATGCCAGTGGTGCAACAGTCAGAGCAGATTTAAATAATGTGCTTACTGCCATTGCCAGTGCCAATTCAGGTACAGCAGAACCAGCAAACATGTACCCATTTATGATATGGGTTGATACAACCAATAATATAATCAAGCTGAGAAATGGTGCCAATGATGCATGGCTGACACTGCCAATAGCAATGAATGCATCCAACACAGCCCCATCCAATCTCAATGTCTTGGGAAACTTAGGAGTTGGGAGTGCAACAACACCAGCTGAGTTAATTCATGGAATTGCATCATCGGGTGATGCCAACATCAGAATGGAAGGAACAGCAGTCAGGTTTAAAAAGTCAGGAGAAGATTTCATCGTTTATGATGGCTCAAATTTGAAGTTTGAGACTGGTGGAACTGAAGCAGCAAGGTTCGATGGTAATCAGCGACTAGGGATCGGCACCGCAAGTCCTTCAGCGCCTTTAGAAATAGCGGGTGAAACTCGTATTTACCCTTCCAGTGGCACGGCTGTTTTAAGACTTGGTTCTGGAGGAGCTGAAAAAGGTAAATTATCGGTTGATGCTAGTAGCAATATGATTCTTGAAACGGCTGGCTCAGAAGCCCTCCGCATCGACAGCTCTGGCAACGTGGGTATTGGGACTGATAGTCCATCGCAAGGTAAAGTAGATATTTTAGATGCTGGTGATTATGATGCTCATACCGGACATGGTTTAACAATAAATTCAAATGCAAATAACGCTTATACATCTATGTATATGGGTGCTGATGATTCAGTCGACTCGGCTTATATTCAGGCAGCAGCAAGAAATACATCTTTTACTTCTAAGAGTTTATTATTGAATCCTAATGGTGGCGACGTGGGTATTGGGACTGATAGTCCAAACACTAAATTACATGTAAGTAGCACTGGTGGAACACAACTTCGTATTACGGCTGCAAATGATAATTATGCTTATCTTGAATTTGGTGACACGGATGATGAGGATATAGGTCGTATTCAGTATAGCAATATTGATAATCACATGGCTTTTCATACCAATGCAGCAGAACGCATAAGGATAAATTCATCAGGAGCATTATTGGTGGGTACAACCTCAACAACAATCGGCACTTCAAATTTTGGAATCTGTTTATTTGCTGATGGTAGACCCAAGTTTTCTAAAAATGTAAGTGGCGCAAGCCATGTCATGAATGTATATGGAAATGCTGGTGAGTTCAGGGTTTATGGTGATGGAGATGTTATGAATACCAATAATTCATATGCTGGTATCTCAGATCAAAGTGTCAAAGAAAATATCGTTGATGCAACCGATAAACTGGAAGACCTCAAGCAAGTACAGATCAGAAACTACAATTTGATCGATAATGATTTAAAGCAAATCGGAGTCATTGCACAGGAAATTGAACCGATCTTCCCCAGTCTTATCAAAGAATGCAATGAAACAGGAATCAAAGCAGTTAAATACTCTGTCTTTGTACCAATCTTAATCAAAGCAATACAAGAACTCGAAGCAAGAGTTGCAGAATTAGAGGCAGCATAATATGGCAAATACATACACATTCCAAAACCCCAATGTCGAAGCATATATTGAATACAAAGGTTTCGCTGATGTCGTTTTTACAGCTCATTGGAGAATGATTGGAACTTCATCAGAAATCAATCCACATACCAATGAAAAATATACTGCTTTTCAATATGGTCAAGTAAGTCTGGACACAGAAAGTCTTGACCCATCCACATTTGTTAGCAAAAACAATTTGACTGAAACAATCGTTATTGATTGGGTCAAGGATGCACTCGGTGAAGATGAAATCACAAAAATAAAAGCATCTATCAAGTCAGACATCGATGAGCAAAAAAACCCAACAGTGGAGACATTCACTGTTTAACCCATGCAAAAGAAAGACGGAGATAATTTTGATTACCAAAAAGGTTTTTGGATTGTTTTTATTGGACTTGTACTACAAACACTCAGCATTTTGATATAAGGAGAAAAAAATGGAAGCAGAGAAAGTTAATTTCAATGGAATCGA